TGGATGATTTCCTTAAGATGCTGGATAAAACCAATCCAGAAGCTGCGGCCAGATTGCGTGGTGCAGGACCAGCTGATGCTGGCACAGGCGGAAAGTTTGCTCAAGAATGGAAGGCCCTGGCCAAATCTGGTGCCTTGGGCGACGCAGAGTCGCAGTTTGCCATGGAAAAAATATTCAAGCCGGCCATGGGTGGTCTCAAAGATCAAGGCTTAAAGAAAATGATTGAAGGCAACAAAGGCCTTCAAGAAATGTTCCATAGCACTGCTATACAGCACGGCGCAAGTGGTGGAGCTGGAATTCTAAACAAAGTTTACAAGCCAGGCATGAGCAAGGAAGACCTTGTCAAGGCCACTTATGCAGAACGCGGCACAAGATTTGGCGGCAGCACAGAGGAAGTTAGGGCCAGTGTACAAGGACGATTTGGTAGAGAACAGCAAGATGTTTTAGCTATGTTAGGCATGCCAGGAGCAGCACCCGGAGCAACAACAGCCACAACACTGGCAACACCACGAGCTCCAACCGCTGCGCCCGTCAGTTCCGCAGCCACAGCAGGTCTAGCAGGGCAAGGACAAAACGTGATCAGCAGTGGTTTGTCAGCAATTACTACGGCACTGTTTGGTGGCGGAGCTCAAGGGGCACCTGGCACAGCAGATGCAGGTCTTGGTGGCGGGGGTTCAGAAACGGTGGCACTGCTGTCACAATTGGTGGCATTAAGCCGAGATCAAAACTCTAATTTAAGCAAGATACTTAGTGCTAGTACTGCATAATGATAAGTACAAGACAATAATTTACGGATCAGCAAATGGCAGATACAGATAAAAAAGGTTGGAAAAAATACTTCAAAGTAGCCAATGTAGGCGGTGAACTCAGCCCGCTTTCAGGCAAAGGTTCCGACGGCCTGCCGGGATATGGACGCAACGATGGCCGAGATCCCATGCGAGGACATGCTGATGTAGCATATCGCAACTACGCCAGCCGTTTGCCCGAAGTATACTCAGGACACCCTAACCGTATTGAACGCTACAATCAGTACGAGAACATGGATAGCGATAGTGAAATCAATGCATGTTTAGACATCTTGGCAGAATTTTGCACACAAGCCACTGCTGACGACGCCTTGCCGTTTCAAGTCAAATACACTGACAAACCTACTGATCACGAAATTGAAATCATTAAAAAACAGTTACAGCAGTGGGTCAAACTGAACAAGCTGGATCAGCGTATCTTCCGCATCTTCCGTAATACTTTAAAGTACGGCGATCAAGTATTTGTCCGCGATCCAGAATCATTTGAAATGTACTGGGTTGACATGACCAAAGTGGCCCGTGTGATTGTGAACGAAAGCGAAGGCAAACGTCCCGAACAGTATGTGATCCGTGACATCAATCCCAACTTTCAAAACTTGTCGATTGCTGTCAAGACCACAACCGACTATCAATCAACACCACCGTCGGGTGCTTATGTAGCACCTTACAACTACACCGCACCCAATGCCGGTGCTGGTGGACAGGGCGGATCGGGCAGTAGATTTAGTGCAGCCATGAACGAAACTGTATTGGATGCCAAACACGTGGTACATCTGGGTCTAAGCGAAGGTTTAGATTACTACTGGCCGTTCTCAATGAGTGTTCTGGAAACCATATTCCGTGTGTTCAAACAGAAAGAGCTCCTGGAAGATGCTGTGCTGATTTATCGTACAGCGCGAGCTCCTGAACGCAGAGTATTTAAAATTGACGTGGGTAACATGCCTAGCCACATGGCCATGGCCTTTGTTGAGCGTGTCAAAAACGAAATCCATCAACGCCGTATTCCCAGTAACACCGGTGGTGGTCAACACATTATGGATAGTAGTTACAATCCTCTATCTATTAACGAAGATTACTTTTTCCCACAAGGCGAAAACGGTCGCGGATCAAGTGTTGAAACCCTGCCTGGTGGTAGTAATCTTGGTGAAATTGATGACTTGAAATACTTCAATAACAAGATGTGTCGTGGCCTGCGTGTACCCAGCAGCTACTTGCCAACCGGTCCAGACGATTCGGATCGTCCTATGAACGACGGCCGTGTGGGCACAGCACTCATACAAGAGTACCGGTTTAACCAGTACTGCGAACGTCTACAACGCTTGATTATAACAAAGCTAGACGACGAATTCAAGATGTTTATGCGTTGGAGAGGATTCAACATTGACAGTGGCCTGTTCTCAATTGCATTTAATCCACCACAGAACTTTGCCAGCTATCGCGAAGCAGAGTTAGATACAACCCGTGTTACCACATTCCAGGCCCTAGAACCAATCCCTTACATGAGCAAGCGTTTCTTATTGAAACGTTACTTGGGCTTGACCGAAGAAGAAATTGCCGAAAACGAAGAACTCTGGGCAGAAGAGCGTGATCAAGCAGAACCTGCTGGAACCACAGGATCTGACCTGCGTGGCGTTGGCGTCAACCCTGCTGATTTTGAAGGTGACATTGCCACTGGTGAAGAAATGGCTGGCCTGGGCGAACCCGGCACTGCTGGCGCACCACCACCAGCAGCCGGCGGCGCACCCGGCGCACAACCTGGCGCTGCTGTAGTACCACCGCCAGCTCCAGGCGCGGCATAAATATCCGTATGATCTTGAACGAACTTTATCAACGTGAGCCTGGTGCTTACCAGGACTTGCAAGCAGACAATACCCAGCCCCGCCTGGGTGATCTGCGTAAAACCAAGCTGACTCTGCGTCAACTCAACAAGCTGCGCAAGATGCAAGATGTACGCGAGTACGAGTTTAAAGAAAAACTCAAACGAGTCAAAGTCATGTACGCTCCGCCAGCTCAACCCATAGCCTAAAAACTTCTGTGCATTGTTAACAGAAATTTAATAAAACCACCAAAAAACCACCGTTAACTAGTAAGATTATTTCATTATATGTAAATATCTTACAGAGCCATTACATCGGAGGGTCCTCATGAATAAGTTTGAACAACTAATTGAATACGTCATTAATGATGACGAAGCAAAAGCACGCGAGCTGTTCCATGACATCGTTGTGGAAAAAAGCCGTACCATCTATGAAGAAATGATGGCAGCAGACGAAGAGCTCAACGAAGGTCTAAGTCCCAAAATTAAAAAAATAATTGATGCTTATAGAGAACTATATCCAAAAATAGCCTACGATGCCGACGGTGAGGATTTGATGGAGCCAGAAGAAGCACACGAAGAAACTTGCAGTCAACTTGGGGTTGACCCAAGTGATATGGATGAATACTTTGAGTTAGAAGATGAAGAACTTGAAGAAGGTATGATGGGCGGCGAGCAAGCTGGCGATCTTATCGACGACATCGAAACTGAAGAATCCGGTATTTCTATGGACGAAGCTGAAGATGACGACATGGACATGGATGATCATCATTCAGACATGGGCGGAAACGAAGATCTTGAAGATCGTGTAGTTGACCTGGAAGACAAGCTGGACGAACTGATGGCTGAATTTGAAAGCCTGATGGGCGACGACGCCGGTGGCGATGAAGAAATGGATGCAGAGATGGACATGGAAGTCGGCGACGGTATGAGCGACGAAGAAGTTGTTGACGACGAACTCGAAACAGAAGGCATGTACGAAAACGTCGATCTCAAAGCTGCTCCAAAGCCAGTTACTTCAGAAGAAGGTGGCGTTAACAAAAAATCTACTGTAGCTGCCAACAGTGGTGCAAAAGGTGCTATTGCCAAGCCAGTCTCAATGACAGGCGACACAGCACACGGTCGCACTGCTCCTACTGCCAAAGACATGGGCAGCACAACACAGCCAAACGTAAAACCTGCCACTAAGCCACACTTGGCTCAGGCCTCAGGTGTCAACAACAAGTCTGTGATCCAATAAGGTATCCCGGTAAATGGCTCTTTACCTCCGTGAAAATCTTACTTTCGACGCTGCCCGTATTATTGTAGAAGGCAGCGAAGAAGGTAAGAACCTTTACATGAAAGGCATTTGCATCCAAGGCGGTGTCAAGAATGCCAATGAGCGAGTCTACCCTGTGAATGAAATCGAACGTGCAGTCAAAACACTGAACGAACAAATCACAGGCGGCTACTCCGTATTGGGCGAAGTCGATCACCCGGATGATCTTAAAGTAAATCTTGACCGTGTTAGCCATATGATCACAGAAATGTGGATGGATGGCCCCAACGGGTTTGGAAAATTAAAAATACTCCCCACGCCAATGGGTAATTTGGTACGCACCATGTTAGAAAGTGGTGTTAAATTAGGAGTTTCTAGCCGAGGTAGCGGTAACGTTAACGAGGCGAACGGACATGTCAGTGACTTTGAAATAGTCACTGTTGATGTGGTTGCCCAACCCAGTGCGCCAAACGCATATCCTAAAGCAATTTACGAAGGCTTGATGAACATGAAACACGGTCACAAGGTCTTGGAAATGGCTAGAGATGCTGGTAAGGACAACAAAGTACAGAGATATTTGAAAAGCGAAGTAGTCAAGCTGATCAAAGATCTCAAAATCTAGGAGATACGCATGTTTGATGCTATTAAACCACTACTAGATAGCGGACTCATTAACGAGGACGTAGGTCAAGAACTCAACGAAGCTTGGGAACAGAAACTTACAGAAGCTCGCGAACAGTTACGTGCAGAACTCAGAGAAGAGTTTGCACAACGCTATGAGCACGACAAAACAGTAATGGTGGAAGCCCTAGATCGCATGGTAACAGAAGGTCTCACAGCAGAGATCGAAGCAGTGAAAGCTGAAAAGCAATCACTAGCAGAAGATCGTGTACAATTTCGACGCAAAATGATAGAAAGCAGCACAAAGTTCAACGACTTTATGGTGTCTAAGCTTGCAGAAGAAATTGGCGAACTGCGCAAAGATCGCAAGATGCACTCAGAAGGTCTCGCTAAACTCGAGAAATTTGTTGTAGGTGCATTGGCTGAAGAAATCATGGAATTCGCTAAAGACAAGCGTGATGTCGTAGAGACAAAGGTTCGTCTAGTTCGTGAAGCCCGTGGACAGTTAGAAGCTCTCAAGTCACGTTTTGTGACAGAAAGTGCTGCCAAACTGGGTCAGTCTGTTAGCAAGCATCTTAAAGCTGAACTTAATCAACTGCACGAAGACATCAAGGTTGCTCGCGAGAACAATTTTGGTCGTAAGATTTTTGAAGCCTACGCAGCTGAGTTTGGCTCGACATACTTGAATGAGAATGCCGAGATCCGCAAACTGAGTTCGTTAGTGACTCGCAAAAATCAGCAGCTTGAAGAAGCCACTCGAATCGTCGAGAAGTCACGACAACTCGTCGAAACAAAAGAGAAAGAAATTCGTATTATCAAAGAATCCAATCAGCGTACAGCTGCCATGGACGAATTGCTTGCACCTCTCAATGAAGAGAAGCAGGAAGTAATGCGCAATTTGTTAGAAAGCGTTCAAACCAGTCGTTTGAAAAACGCTTTCGAGAAGTATCTACCAGCTGTACTGAATGACGCTGCCCCAAAACAACGTAAGGTTGTCACAGAAAGCGTTCGTGAAGTAACTGGTGATAAAACCGTCAAGGCCGCAGAAGAAGAAGACCGTTCCAACGTGATCGACATCAAGCGCCTGGCAGGTCTTTAATTAAAGGAGACTTAAATGTCACAAGCACTATTAGAAGGCCGTTGGGACGAAACCAAAGAAGCCCTTATGGAAGGTCTGAAAGGCAGCCGTCGCAACACAATGAGTGTTATCTTAGAAAACACTCGCAAGTACTTGAAAGAAAACGCAAGTGCTGGCTCAACTGTATCTGGCAACATCGCCACACTAAACCGTGTGATTCTGCCTGTTATCCGTCGAGTTATGCCAACTGTTATCGCTAACGAGTTGGTTGGTGTTCAGCCAATGACTGGCCCAGTTGGTCAGATCCACACTCTGCGTGTACGTTATGCAAGCACAATGACAGACCAATCAGCAGCAGCAACTAGTGTTGTAGCTGGTGAAGAAGCCTTGTCACCATTCAAGATCGCTACTGCTTACTCAGCTGGCGCTCGCGGTGCTGATAACGCTGCAACAACACAAACTGCTGCACAAGGTTATGCCGGTGCACAGACAGCAACACTTGAAGGCAACGGTGGTCGTCAGATCAGCGTACAGATCTTGAAGCAAGCTGTTGAAGCT